GTGCAGTCTGTGTTACAGCTGCTGGTGCGTGGGTTTATATCACAAACTATATGGAGATGCAAAGTGGGAAACCAGTTAAGAAGACCACTAGGCCAGGAAAAGTCAAAAGTGCTAAGACGATTAGTCGTAATAAGCCCACTGAGACTTTGGACACACAAGGCATTCGTGCTGATGATGCGTTCTATGGTATAGTTAACAAGATTAAGAAGAATCTTGTATGGTGGTCACTTGAGAGGGACTCACAGAAGCAGGGATGGTTTACGTTCATTAAGAAGAATGTGGCTGTGTCTGTTTCTCACTTCATGAGTAAGCTTGAGGAGGATGAGATAGAGCATATCTATCTTCACAACTATGAAGGTAACTGGATACAGAAGGTTGAAGTTGCCGACATAGAGATGATCTATATTAAGGAAAGTCTAAATGATGATGATGGTTATTATCACTTCAAAACTCTAAGTAGAGAGTTTTCTGACATCCTCGCTCATTTTATGAATGATGGTACGTTAGAAGAAGAGATCATTGAGACCCCGCACTTTGGAGTACTTATGAAACCGCTTATACGTGAAGTAGAAGTTGGTGGAGTTAGTGTTCGTAAGTGCACTGATTGTGATTATCTCAGAGCTATGGCTAAACCGTTTAAGGATAAATACGGTTCGGCGTCCTGGGAGATAGGACAAGGGTTCATGTACAATATAAGTACACAGGCCGGTGATTGCGGCTTACCTTGGATCATAGCAGACGAGAGAGTCACCCGTCCTTATATAGGTGGCTTCCATGTAGCAGGTAACACAGCAGGTTACGGTGCCGGTATAGCAGTTTCTAAAGCTTCTATCGATGCCGCACTTGGTGAGTTCTTGCCTATGTCGGAGCATATGCTTGGTGCAGTGAGGCCAGAGGTCCCGGAGCATTGGGAGGTTATTAAGGAAGTCCCGCCAGAGAGGCAGACTTCTTCTTCCAAACTTCGTCGAACCCCGCTGTATAATGCATGGAGTGCATGTCACAAGTTACCCGCTCTTCTACATCCGAAGACAGTCATACAGACTGTTGATTTGGGTGATGGAGAAGTAGCTAAGGTGCCTGTTCTTATTGATCCTTGGGTCAATTCCAGGCTCCCTTATGGTGTCAACAATAAACAGTTGAACCAGAGGCTGCTTGAGCGTATAGCTGATGGCTACGCGTCTAAGATCCTTGCCGAGGCCCCACAGGATGAACCGTGGGAACCTCGTGTCTTGGGTAAGTATGAAGCTTGCTCAGGATGGCCAGGGGTCTTTAAGGGTATCCCGCGCAATACATCCGCAGGGTACCCCTGGAACAAGTTGTCCAAGAAGAAGTTTGCGTTCTTCGGTCGTGAAGGTGATTACACTTTTACAACGAAGGAATGGGAAGCTCTCGACGTTCAAGTGAATGTCGACATGGATAACTTACTGGCTGGTGTCCTACCTGACTATGACTTCCTTGTTTTTCTCAAAGATGAATTGAGAAAGGAGTCTAAAGTCAAGGCTGGACTTACCCGTTCTATCTGGGGTTCTCCTATAAACCTAACAATAGAGTCTGCGATGTTATTCAAAGACTTCATGCGTTGGTTACAGGACCACAGAATATCGAATGGTACAGCCATTGGTGTCAACCCATACTCGTCGGAGTGGAAG